GGTTGTATAGAGTTTTTTCCGTCAAATCCGGTAGGTCTGTGTCATTGTCAAGACAGTGGAGAAGCATACGGTTAAACACGATTGACGCCTTATGTGCCATCTTGGATACAGAGGACACCAAATCCAATATGGACATCAGCATTTTCTCTTTTTCTTCTGGTTTTCCCAACAACCTACCAGAGAGATTACATTTTATTGTTTGTTCCCGTTTTCCATCACGCTTTTCCTTTTTCGCCTTCAAAGTTGCCATTCTACCATCTTTCTTAGTTTCATCGGTTCCATTTTCTTTCATTTAATTACTGATACCAATTCTTTAAACCATATTTACTTTTTAGTTCCAATTGGAACTAAAAAGTGTTTGTGCTGATTTCTACATAATTAATGTGAATTTAATTCAGCAGTCAACACACAGATGTTTGATGACATTTTCTATATGAAACTTATCATTTAACCGGTAATTTTCATTTTTAAATTTTATCGCGATCGCGATAAAATTACTGAACAATCCGATACATGACATATCCATTTTTTCGCGTTATTTTTACGACATCACCCCTCTGATATCCGTAAAATCGCGCTATTGGGTCGGTTTTCAGCATTATGGGGAATTTTGTGTCATACATTTTCCTAAATCTCTCCGAATCTTTCTCACAGAGGACTTCGAATTTTGGCTGATACCTGTGAGTAATAATATTGTATTGAAGTTCTTCCTGAGAAAATAGCTCTATCTTCATTCCCTGAAAATTTTGTTTTATATTTTTCACAGCTGATGTGACACTGTTTTTGTAAACGATGATGCTGTGCTCTATGTTCATATCGTTCATCATGCCGATATATTCCTGAGCACACACGTTATTGAATTTTGATATATTTGTGATAAAAACACACATGAAATTTCCGTCTGGTTTTTTCGCCTTTATAAATTCTTCACCCTGTTCGATTATGTCATAATCACGCTGTTGCAACATTTCAATGCAGACTTTGCAAAATTGTTTCATCGCTTAATTTTCAGTACAAAATGTACTGAAAATTTCATTTTTATAAAAATTGTCAAAAACCGTAGACATGTTTTTTTGCCGGCGGAAGTTCCCACGGCATATTTTTGCTTTCAACGAGCCGCATGTATTCCTGAATGTCAAATTCGGTTCGTGTGAATCCCTTGCACGAACACGGAGCCAAGCACTGATGAGGGGGACACACAATTGGAGGACGCCGCGATGTACATTTGCCTCCCTTATCGTCTGGGCGTTTTGCACTTGAAGAATCTTTCTGTGACATAATCTTTATTCTAGTCGTGAAAAAAATTATCCGCACCTGAAAACATAATGTGCGTTCGATGGAAGCGATTTCTATATTTTTCAATGTTGCAGAGCAAAGCGTTTTTCGCATTAATTTCTTCGAAAGTTTTTCTGATAATTTCACTGTCTGACATAACAATGGCATAACCATCGGCGTCATTTTCGAAAAAATCGCGAACATAACTTTTCATATTTTCAGAGGAATCGACATAATTTACACGAACAGATGAATTTGTCCCATTAAAATTGGCATTGTGTACGTAAACTTTGAAATAATCACAACATCGTTTTTCCTTGTCAATAAAAACATAGGCACATACATCTGTGTGTGCGATTTTTCCCAAAATATTCAGGTAATTTCTGTCCATGAAAATTTTCAATGGCCTGTTTTTCGGTACAGAGGACACATATCTGCTCAACACACCATTTAGCGCAAAATTGCGTATAGCTTTTTCGATAAAAGACATTTATGTCACAAGTCTCATCTTTAGACTAATTGTAAATGTCATGATTCCGCCACAGGCGTGTGTATGATGATGGTTTTAGTTTTTCGATAAAATAGCTCACCATGCAGTGTTTCTTGCACACAATGTCTCTTCCGTTTTTGCGTATGGATTGAGATAAATTCCAACAGTGTTCGAAAAGATAGAATGATAAATCTCCATGATTGTTCAGACCTAACGTAATCACAGAATTCCTGTCTCTACTCAACACATCATTTATTGACCGATAAAGGCATATCGGTCCCGTCACACCAAGGACATGATCGGTATAATCGCGATTTTTGACATTTGTCACAATACATTCTATACATCGTTGCACAAATGGATGTTTTTCGGTACAAAAAATGAAGCCATTGTGTATTCCTCCACGTGTTCTATCCAAAACAGAGACAAACACGTGCCTCTGATTTTTATCGTAACAATTCCTTAACATTTCTCTTACAGAAACATAGGGCATCGTTTGAGCGTCAACATACATACCTCCGTTCTCATATAGAAAGCATAACCTAAACAGGTCTGCTTTAAAAGCGGTAGGTTTGAGCGCGTTATACGCCCCATACACTTCGGACGGTTGTGTTCTCATGAAAGCGTCACAATCCGCATCATCGAACCACTCCATGTTCAGAGAGCGATTTAGGTCAAACCATTTCTTGTGACACCTGTCCACCATTTTTAGGTCCATCTCTCTTGATTTCCACGTCCGAAAAACACGGATCTGGTTTTCCATATCACCTTTCTGTGAAACACGCGGTATCTTTTTCTTAATCGTCAGAGGTTGTATGTATGTGAGTATGTACACAACAATCAGAAATGTGATAATAAAAATAACAATAGTTTTTCTGTTTGACATTTGAACACTAACGAGGAAATACTTAAAACGGTTTAATTATAAATATCTCTGTTTCGCCACATTTTCTCATAGGCGGATTTTTTCATCTTTGCCAAAAATGTTGTCAGAAAACAGTGTTTTTTGCACATCATTAATTTATTCCCCTTGTGCACAAATTGTGAAGGACCCCATTTGAGCCTATACAGATACAGAGATAAATCACCAAAATCGTTAAATCCGTCAGAGAATGATGCGTCCCTATTTCTTTCTAAAACATCATTTATCGCACGACGCAGACAAATTGGACCAGTGACACCCAACACACTGTCAGTGTAATCGCGATTTCTGACATTATCCAATATGTGTTCAATCGCCCTCTGAACGAATGGATGACCTTGTGTACAGTACATAAAGCCATTATGTATGCCACTCTTCGAAAATTTTGAGTCAAGAACAGAGACAAACACGTGCCTCTGATTTTTATCGTAACAATTCCTTAACATTTCTCTTACAGAAACATAGGGCATCGTTTGAGCGTCAACATACATGCCTCCGTTCTCATACAGAAAGCATAACCTAAACCGGTCTGCTTTAAAAGCGGTAGGTTTGAGCGCGTTATACGCCCCATACACTTCGGACGGTTGTGTTCTCATGAAAGCGTCACAATCCGCATCATCGAACCACTCCATGTTCAGAGAGTGATTTAGGTCAAACCATTTCTTGTGACACCTGTCCACCATTTTTAGGTCCATCTCTCTTGATTTCCACGTCCGAAAAACACGGATCTGGTTTTCCGTCTCCCCCTTTCGCGAAACACGCGGTATCTTTTTCTTAATCGTCAGAGGTTGTATGTATGCGAGTATATACACAATAATCAGAAATGTAATAATAATTTTATGGTCCATCGTTTAGCCAATCAGGAAAATTTTTAGACGATTTATTTTACGTAATAAAAAAAAGTAAAACAACCGTGTGACCCATGCACCTTTTCTTTGTTTGCAGACAATTTTTCGCACGCATCCTTGTGGTCATATGGAGCAATATTGAGCCTCTTTCGTATGTCATCGAGGTTTTTATCGATACAATAGGAACTAAACTTGTCAGCGTGATGTGAAAAATATGATGACATCATTGTCAGAGCAATCCACATCACCATGATGGATTGCATAAAAGTTTTTCCGTCAGTTTTTCCACCCGTGAAAACGATGTTTGCGAAAAATGACAGAAAAATTGCATAGAAAAGAAATCTGGCACATGACGGAATTCTTCCTGTGTAGTGATTTGACCATTGTGCTCTGTCCAACAAAATTTTTACCGAATCACCCTTTGAACAGTATCCACGATTTACGAAATCGTTTTTAGGGTTAAAAGTTCTTCTGATGATTAAAAAACTTATCGCGAATAAAATCGCGATAATTATGTAGAACTTTGTCATTTATTTTGCACGCTCTAAACTTTAACCTTATTTATAGCTCATCGGATAAAAATAAAAATGGAGGACCCAAATTTACCCATCATAATTACAGTCATCGCTGCTTTGTTTGTGTATGCGATATTCTTTGAGGTAAGAGAGCAAAATCACGCCTACATCAGGGGAAAGGCGTCACCAAAGGACAATGTGAAAAAATCTCTACGAAAGTTGGACACATGTCTGTCATACGACATGAAAACCATAAAATGGAGAAGGTGTCTCATCGCTACGGTCGTCATAATTATTCTTCTCTTTGTGTTTGTCAGGGATAATAGCGTCACGTCAAAAAACATTGTGCTCCATTTTGCAATTATATTTACGGTGATGTATTTGACGTGGAGAAATTACACAAATGTTACTGGAGAGGATGTACACAAGGTGGGTATGGAAAATATCGAAAATATTAAGCGTCTTCAAAAAGTCGAATACGTTGTTTAGTTAAATACGTCCACACATGGGGTAAAAATTTTATAACAAAATTTTGTTATAAAATTATCGCGAACATGACCATTTTTCTCCAACATTTTCATCAGCATAATTCTGTGTTGTTTCCCTTCCGGTTCCACCCTCTCCTCCGCAATCCATGTCGAATAACGGGGAAATATAACAATCTTCTTCTTTATCATAATCCATTTTAATCGTGAGATGGTTTCCCTTGTTGACATAATCACCCATCAACAAATCCTGTGGTTCTTTTATCGGAAAAAATCTCTCAACTAAAAATTCCGCATATTCTTTCGATATTATGTATGCTGCAGCTCCTGCGTTGTAGGGAACAGTCTCTCTGAGCACAACAAGGTTGCGAGTGTTACACACAAATTTGTGTGCATGTTTTGTCCTCGCCCAATTTCCATTGAAAAGGTGTATTATGGAAAAATCTATTTCCTTTTTCGCAAGTGTGTTAAGAATGTCGTTAATTTGGTCGATGAAGTCTGGATGTAACCTGACGTCGTCCTCGAGTATCATAGCACAGTCGTAACAGGAATTCAAAAGACGTCGCCAGCAGTTATAATGAGACAAGTTAATGGCTATTTCCACTGTGTTCATCGCACAATTTAGGTTTAACATTTTAGCCTTGACCATGGAACATATAATTTCCTGATTGAATTTTTTACCATTGACACATTTTTCTACGCATGGATTGATACCTGCTACACTTGCGTGATTTTCAAATTCCCTGTATCTCTTTCCACTTGTTGAACATGTGATAACATACACACCCATTTTTACGTCAAAGTTGTCGTAACATCCACCCACACGCGAACATCGCATCGTTTCGCCACGCAACATATGGTCTGGTGATCGCTTTGATGGTGATTTTCCCCTCATTGTTGTCTTGACGCATTTTCTGTCAATTATTTTGTTTGTTGGCTTGGCAGGTTTCCTGAGTTCATCTGTGAGAATAACCCTCACAGGTGTGACAAATATACTGAGAGCATGGTCATATTCACGATACGCAATTTCATTCCAGTCCCTCCCATAATATCGCGTAAAATAATCAGACGCAGTCTTTGGTCCCATTACACTGAAATCACCAAATTTATACGTGCGCAGGGGAAACATTTCCTCCTCAAAAAACATTTCCTTCGGAAATGTGTCACGGGCTCTTTTCAATGATGGTTTTATTTCCCCTGTTGTTTTGTCTATTTTGCATGGGAATACGTCAACAAACGGAAATGAATAATTGGCACCCTTTAACAATTTATGTTTGGAGTAAAAAATCTTATATCCGAAAAACACTCGGGAAATTTCATACCCACATTTTTTGAAGCTATTTCTCAGACCTAAAAATTTTCTGACATTGCTGTTTGTCATACCTATATCCAAATCATCATCCCACGGAATAATTCCCCCATGCCTGACGGCCCCCAGTAGTGTTCCACCATCAACCCAGTATTCCACCCCATTGTTTGTGAGAATGCGGTGAGTATCATACATCAGCTGATATAATTGCTCAATAATATTTTTTGGTGTGGTCTTCAATTTCATCTTTATTATGAGAGCAAAAAATTATACCATTTTGTATGTCATCTTTTTGACGGAGGCGGGTTTGTTGTAAATTTCCTCTGCCTCTTCATAGCTCAACACAGGTTTGTCGTATCGCTTGTTGACATAGTTGTGCATGTCAACAAAGAAGCGAAAAAGTTTCTGTTTACCAGAACATATGTCGTCAAGTTCGTTATATTTGCTCGTGATGTAGGAACGCGCGTGCTCCATACAATTTTCGCACGGCAGAATATATGGAATTCCCAGTATAAATCCCTTCATGCGTTCAATTGTAATTTTACTCGCCTGTTCTGGGTATTTATTGGTTCCATTGTGTATAGTGAACCACAGTGGTGGACCAAACACGCTTGGATCTGTCAATGGGACACCACTGACATCTTCCCATTTCATTTCCACTATTCCACCCTTCTTCTCACTCCTGCACTTGTTGTCGTCAATATCGTAAAAATTTCGTATTGTTGAGTAGGACATTTTATTATAAACCAGCATACGAAATTTATAAACCATAAACAGTGGTTTATAAATTATTCAAAAATAATTGTGGATGATGTCTGTGTAAATGCCCTGTGTATGCGCTGCGTGCTTATTTTGATGAACCTTTTTTGAAAAAACGCGTCCAACTTTTCCACACATGGTGAACCACAATGAGGGATTTTCACATCAACCTGTTCATATTTCGTGAAAATTTCGCGTGTTCGCTTGTGTTTCAATATTGACACGTCGATTCCCTCATTTTGCTCCACAGAGTCAATGTTCCCATGTTTTGCGATAAGTTTGTATGCCCTCTCTGGACCGATTCCGGAGATATTTTTATTATAGTCTGTCCCACACATTATGCACACATCAAGAAAGGAACTATAATTGAGACCTATCAATTTCAGAAAAACATCGCGATCTATTCTCACACATGTGTGTTTGAATGGATTAATTTCCATCAAAAGAACATTTGCACCATATGCCAGAACATCCGTATCCTCAGACAGGACAGCATCAACCAGACCACGTTTGCACAAATCAGAGCACATCGTCTCTGCCTCTGTTGGGGCTGTAAAATGGGGTATTGAAAGAATGTCGAAAAGTTCGCGCATTGTGTCGTAGTCTTCTCGTGAAATATTCAACAACTGTGATCTTTTTTTTCTGATTTCTTCACAGACAATTTTCATGTCGATAGCATGCGACGCGTTTCCTAACAGAGATTGTTGACATGACTTTTCCCTGATTTTGTCGTGCAATTTCACAAGAACATTGCCGATTTCTCCAGTTTCATGATATAAATCAAGTGCTATTTCCAATTCCACAACAATATCGGTGCGTTTTTCTCGTTCATCCAAACGTCTTTGTCTTTCCTCATCCTTGTCATCAACGGCTTTTCCATCAAAAATGAACACACAATGCACCTCATTTTCGCGAAGGCATACGACAAGGTTGACAATTGCGGTTATCCAGTCGTCTCCGCATATCGCCTTGTATTTGCACATATACAGAGACATATCTATGGCGATTTTTTTGAAGGCAAATTCAGTCAGATGTATTTTCACGTATGCATTTCCGGCATATTTTCGCAATAATTTGTGAAGAGATTTAATTCCCATTTTACATTTAAAGGTTAAACATTGAGACCAAAATCATTTTTACAATGTTTATCGCGACATTTGATATTGGAAAAAAGAATTTGGCGTTTTGTGTTGAAAAAGTTGACATGAGCACCATTCAGGAAAATTTTTCACCGGATGATGTCTGTCAAACAGGAAAAATCATTTTATTTGAGAACAAAAGTCTGATGAAAAACTGTGACGCAAAAAAATATCTCGACACAGAAGTTTTTCATAACCTGACAGAACTTTTGGATGAAAATATGGAGATGTGGAATAATTGCGATATTTTTCTGATAGAACAACAAATGAATCGCAACATTATGGCACTCAAAATAGGACAGCATTGTTTCTCTTATTTTCTCCTCAAATTTGGAAGAACGAAACAGGTGGTGGAATTCGCTTCCTATCACAAAACACAAGTTTTAAACGCACCACGTATTCCTGTGGTGAAACGCCTAAAAAGTGGTGTGGAAAAGACGTCATTTCGCTGTATGACAAAACCAGAACGCAAAAAATGGAGCGTAAAGCGTGCGAATGAAATACTCATTAAGCGTAACGATACGTCATCTCTCATTAAGTTGCGGAAAATGAAAAAATGTGATGATGTCAGCGATTGTCTTTTAATGATACAAGCATATAAATTTTTATTTATCAAAAAACAAAGCAATGAGTTACCATAATTTAAAAAACGCCTACAGTTCTCCCGTCAAGGAAAACTTTTTTATGTCATATGCTCTACGAGGTGAAGTCCTCGTTCCGGGAACCAGACAGGGAGTTCCCACACCCGGACCGATAGCGGGTCCCATTTCTGAACCGAGTCCTCTTAACTCAGAGTGGAGAAAAGAAATTCCCTTCAGCATTGAGGGAATTTTTTAGAACACACAGTGGACATCCTTAAATAAAACAAAAACAGATGTTTTAGGTACAAAAGTTATACCTGTTTTACGTTTTTATACATCCAGCGATGTATAAAAATCGACATAAAATTTTTCAAGACGTGTGCATGTAAAACCCTTGAAGGAAGCAAAAATGGATGTTTTAGGTATAACTTTTCAACCGGAATACACCCATTTTGACTTACACATCATACACTGAGCATATGTGGACATGGGTTCATCAGCACCTCGCGATTGTTTAGAGTAACTAAAAACACGCTTGCTTCCACATCTGCACTCTATCACTCCCTCCTCAACCTCAAACGGTTTAATGATGAAATCGTCCTGTTCCTTTATACGGCATGTGACGTTGTGAAACACAGGATGATTCCAACCAACATTTGTCCCTTTTTTTAGGGAATCCAAAATCGCTCTTGTGGTCGTCCCCTTGAGTGCTTCTCCAATCACCATGTACACATAACGCTTATACATGGGAGCGTCATCTTTTGCGACCATGGTCTCGATGATAGTTTCTATCTGCTTTGTGTCCCTTGTGTTAAAAAATTTCTGCAATGACATGTGCGAAGACAGACGATATTCTTTGTCGTCAATGTTGTCCATTTTGACTACATTGTGTGAATTACACTCAAAAAATCATTTTTTCAAAGAAGAGAAATGGCTGCTGAATTAAATTCACATTAATTATGTAGAAATCAGTGTGAAACACTTTTTAGTTCCAATTGGAACTAAAAAGTAAATGTGGTTTAAAGAATTGGTATCAGTAATTAAATGAAAGAAAATGAAACCGATAAAACCAAGAAAGATGGTAGAACAGCAACTTTGAAGGCGAAAAAGGAAAAGCGTGATGGAAAACGGGAACAAACAATAAAATGTAATCTTTCTGGTAGGTTGTTGGGAAAACCAGAGGAAAAAGAGAAAATGCTGACATCCATATTGGATTTGGTGTCTTCTGTATCTAAGATGGCACATAAGGCGTCAATTGTGTTCAACCGCATGCTTCTCCACTGTCTAAACAACGACACAGACCTACCGGATTTGACAGACAAAATTCTTTACAACCAATGTTTTAACATCGGTGTGGGAAATCCATTGAGAAACATTCCCCAGCTGGCAGAGACATGGGGTAAATGTTTCGATACCGAATCAGGTGTTTTCAAGGAAAATCCAAAAGAAAAGAATGCTGGTATGAAATTTAAACCTAAAACTAACTTTATGTGTATGCACACAACAGATAGTATTGCACATAAATATTCAGCCGTTACATATGCCACCAACTTCAAAAACATGCTCGTTTCTACGTTTAAATCAAGGCAACATGCATACGTTTCACGGTGGTGTAAGAAAAACGACATTGACGGAGAACATTGTCACGCCATCTGTTTTGCTGTTAATGGATGGGAATACAGAACAAAACTACCAAGTGAGGCTGTTTCCTTTGTAAATGGACAGAGGGAAATTCTTGGTGCTAAGGATGAAGAGCCTATCACTCACACATGGATAAAAACAAACATGGAAAATGTGGTGCGATATTTTTACCTCATTCTCAAGGATGCAGAAAAATATGAGGATGCGAAGAAATTTACATTAGCACCAATCTGCAGTATCAAAAGTCATTTTGTGACAATAGACAGTGCTGTGTTATTCTATCTACTTGGTGGAAAAAGTGTAACAAAGTGTGACCTGAAGGAATTCATAGAAAATGCACATACACATTTTTCCCGCGTATTCAGAATAGAAAAACGAAACGACAGAGTGTGTTTCAACAACATGGTACAGACGGATGGTGTGTCTGTATGTTTCCATTATTTGGTTCCAAAATCTACCAAAGAAATCGACACCAAAAAGAAGGAGAACAAAATCAAGGCGAAAACAGTAAAAACATTCAAAACAGGATCTATAGACAGAAGAAATGACAGAATCGTCGCGGTGGACCCTGGAAGAGTAAATATCGTTTATGCGGTGGAAAAATTACCGAGCGACAACACAATGACATACAAACTGACACGCGGAGAATATTATACCTCATCCGGTGTGAACAAATTAAACGCAAAAACAAAAGTGTGGAATAGGAAAATCAAAAATGAGGAAGAAAAGTATGCCGAAGTAAGTCTAAAAACTACAAACACGGAGGAATGGGGTAAATTTCTCACAAACTATGAAGGGGTGTATGACACCCTGTGGAATGCAAAGACACAGAAAAAGATTGGAAGAGAACGTTTTCGGGTTTATTGCCTCAAACAGAAAACAATGGACAGGTTTATGCAAAAAATTAAGAATGGTGATGGTAAAATCAAAGGCAAAAACATTGGAATCAACACCGTTGATGCGAGAAAAAAAGTCGGTGTGGCATTTGGTGCCGCAAAATTTAATCCGTCAGGAAGGTCGGAACTTTCTGTTCCGACCACAAGTGTCACCAAGAAATTCTCCCAGAAATTTTCTCTCGAATTTGTGGATGAATTTAATACGACAAAGAAATGTAATGGCTGTGGTTGTTCTCTGGTTCCCCTGTATAAACAAAACAGGAGGGAGGTGAGAGGGGTGCGTCAGTGCCGTTCCACTGGATGCAGTCGTTTCATCAGTAGAGATCACAACGCAGCATTGAACATACTTCTGTGCTTTGTTAGCACAGACAGGCCCATACAAATGCAACGGAATGTGGGGACATTTACGGTTGGCAAGAGCATGGCGGAGATGCTTACAGCTTGCACCAATGACAATGCAATGATTTAAAAGAAGATCTGCATTGTATATTTGATGCAATTCATACCTTTTTGGTGTGAATTAAAGAAGCAGAATTAAGTCTGACATTTGTTGTGATAATTCATCGATGCCGTTTGGTGTCGCGTCAAATGTTTGGCACACGTTCATTCCAATATTTTGGCCAATCTGTGTGATTTCTCTATTTGCACCGAAAAACAAAAATTGCCATCCCCTTTCTTTCTGCAGCGAATTTACAAAATTGGCGACATTTCCCTGTGTGTATAAACGCGAGGAATTATCTTCACCGTCAGTTACAATGAGCATCGTGACATTGTATTTATAACTGTGTTCAACAATGATATTTCCCACCGTGTCATAAAGCGCTGTTGGTCCACCTGGATGGTAGTCAGTAAATTTCGGGACATTTTGTATATTCACGGACTTGTAAATTTCCCGCATGTTGTTATTAAAAAGAAATAATGAGAGAATTGCGTTCGGATTTTTGTTTTTCTGGTCGTTTATGAAATTATTTACCATACCAAGTGTGTTTTCTGTCAAATCACACATGCTTCCAGATTCATCGAGAATTAGTATGATGTTTTGAGACATTTTAATCGTTTGCATAAATGGACAAGTTTCTAAACCAACATTTCTATTTTTGTTCCGTCAAACGATTCAAATGTAAGTGTCTTGCATCCGAAAAATGAGGGCGAAAAATTTTTTCCGTGCCAATTTTGCTCAGGGCCATAGTACTGAAGGACTATGTCCGTGATAATTTTTTCATTTTCGTCCGTCACCTGCATAATCGCTGAGGGTCCTGTTATTGGAGTGACATGCATTTTGTACTGCCGATTGTTTATGCTATAACTCACTTCGTAAGAATTTTTGTCGACGCGTGTGGTGTTCATTCCTCTGAGAATCATTTTTGTGTGAAACATTTTTAGTATCATACTTAGGCATACAAATACCGATTTTATTTTTTCGCCATTGTTACGTTCGTGGATAACATTGTATAATTGCGCGACATCGCGCAATTTTTCATAATTTTTATACAAAACATAGGAGAAAAGTATCACCTGTGTGGCGAAAAATAAATACAAAGCAGTCATTTATTTTTCAGAGATGTTTCTTTAAGATAAATTTAAGTATTTAAAAGAATGATGTCTTTTCATAAGAAAATGAAACATCTTCATAACGAGGAAGAATATGACGAACCTGATGAGGGTGTCGTCGAGATTGAGGGGGAAATGGATTTTTTTGAACAGGAATGCGAGGTGGCAAAGGAATACTCTGACAAATATGACGAAATGTTTTTCGAAAACAACGACATCCTTGTTGAGAGTGGTGATGTGGAACATGACAATTTTCCCATGTTGAGAATGGAAACAGAAAGCGAAAGACGACTTCGGGAAAAACGTGAGGCAGACAGGGAAGAAATTGAGAAACAAAAAATCGAGGAACAGGAAGAGAAACACCGTCTTGATTGTGAGAAAATGAAAAAGGTTTTGGGTGACAGCGGGGGGTGGATGAAACAGACGGTGTCATCGTCAAGTTTTAAGAACCTGATGGAACTTGAACAAAAAAAGAAAAAAGAGGAAAGGGATAAAGAAGAAATTAGAGTTGAAGAGGGTGAGGTGAATTTGAGTGTGTATTCTCGGTATGATGCGGAGACAAAAAGTTTTAATCTTGACAAACCTTGGTTGAGAAAAGATGTTGGGTATGAACATAGACCACAGTATAAGGGTAAAGGTAGGGGCAGGGGCAGGGGAAGATGTGAATATGGCAGGGGTAACATCCCCTCCTCAAGCACAGGTGATGATCTTCCGGATGAAAATTGTGGAAGAGGGAGGGGAAGAATTATGGTCAATTCGAGTGGATTATCAGGAGAACACAATGGAAGGGGAAGGGGTCGTGGTAGAACGGAATACACAGAGAGACATGACAGAGTTAGGATGATGCCCACAATGAGTGAAGAAGAACATAATCACGGACGGGGACGTGGAAGGACAGGGGGACACAACAGGGAAAGAGTGATACCAACAACTGATGAGGAAACAAAAGGAGAATGTGTCCCTCACATTGGTGAAGATTGTGCTAAGGATAAAGGTAAGGGAAGAGCTGAATTAACTGAGAGTGAGGTAATTATGCACGAAGAAATGGGCCACAATGAATGGAGTCGTGGAGGTAGGGGTAGAGGAAGGGGTTGGGCAGAATGTGTGGATGGAGGACATGGCAGGGGAAGAATGATGCAAACAACGAGTGAGGAAAAAAGAACGTGGAACAATATTTCTCATGGTGAAGGACGTGGTATTTCTGAACATGTTGGGAGAGGATACGGACGAGGAAGAATGATGTCAACTACGAATGAGGAAAGAACAGAGGGACATCACGAGAATTATGAGAGGGGTGGAAACAGAGGGAGGGGGACATCTGAATACGTCAATGTGGGATATGGCAGGGGAAGAATGATGTCAACAGGCAATGAAAGAACAGAGGGACAACATGAGAACTATGGGGGAGGTGGAAATAGGGGCAGGGGTAGGAGGACATCAGAACATTGCAATGTAGGATATGGCAGGGGAAGAATGATGTTAACCACACATGAAGAAAGAACAGAGGGACATCATGAGAATTATGGGAGTGGTATGAGTATCGGAAGTGGCATTGGTGTTCCAGATTATACCGAGAGAGGACGTGGTAGAGGAAGAACAGATGGACATGAAAATTACACGGGTAGCAGAGGTGGAATGGGAAGGTGCAGTGGAATAAACAGGGAATCTGGAAGCACAGCATCCACAACAGGTTTTCATGAGGAAAAAAATATTGAACGCGGAAATGGAGGAAGAAATTATGGAAGAGGAACATGGCACACAGTTGATGAAAAACACGTCAAAAATCCTGAAAAACCAACTGGTGACGGATTCACAGTCGTCAGAAAGAAATAGAAATCGAACCAAATTTTTAATCGTTTGTCGATTAAAAATAAATTCAGCGTGAAAATGTTATACCTGTTGGAATCTTAAATTTTTTCCTCCTCTCAAGGTGGTAAATTTTAACCGGAAGTTCGCCATATTTTTTGCTGTATATTTCATAGACAAATTCGTTCCAAATGTGGATATTCAGCACCTCTTTGGAAATTCTCTCCATCAACTCAAATTCTTTCGGATCATCAACAGATGGCTTCAATCCGTAAAGCTGAATTCCTTTCCATATAAATCCCCTGTTGTTTGGTTTGTCCTCTAAACTTTTCTGAAGATGGTCCGGTATAAATTCGCACATTTTATCGAAATATTTCAGAGTATATCTGACATTTTTCTCGGCCATTTTTTCGTCCCTCTTTGACGAATACAGGCCATCCATGCTCTCCTTTGCCTTTTCTGCTCTGACCCTTTTCTGTTCCGCTATATGCTCTTTTCTGGCGAGTGTGATCGTTCCCTTGTTGTTTGCCTCTGCGAGGTTGTCAAGGACGGATTTTTCAAGTTCCTCATCTAATTTCCCATTGTCGACATCAGTCAGTCTATTTTCTAACAGAATAATTCTCTCATTTTTCTCGACAATGCTGTGCCTAAATTTTTCGATTATGGATTCATCAATGGCTGATGCTATACTTCTTTCTGTGTGCACGATAAATCCACGTAGTGTCTTGATTTCCACATGTATAGTATTTTTCTCATGAATACGGAGATTGTTCATTGTGATTATTAATTAAAGGGAAAATCTCTATAAATGACTTTATCCTAAATAGTCGGTAAAAATCCCATCAATTGGACTACTGTCGGAAAAGATCCACATCCCTGTGTGACCGACATAAAATACCACAAGTTTCACATTGCTTGTCATGACGCTCAAAGATGTCGTCACTGTCATCATTGTAAATGTTGTCACATGTAAGTAACGCATAAATTCTGCCATGACTAATCGTCATCTTTTTTATATAAAAAAATTTTTTTATATAATAAATGACAACAAGTTTTAGAGTCAGTGCTGCAACAAATCCGCTGAACACATATCTCAGAGATGAGAATTTGGGTTTTGAGAACGAATATGCACAGGTCAAAAAATATTTTCCTGTGAGAAAAATCGCTATTCCCAATTCTTTTGACGGGAGAGAGATATGGCGTGGGTTATTGACACCAGTGATGAATCAGGGTTCCTGTGGGAGTTGTTGGGGCTAATATTTGACCCTAAATTTGCCCATTGTCATTTTAAGCTTACCATTTTTGTGTATAATTTACAGACTAAATGTGTGTTGACTGCTGAATTAAATTCACATTAATTATGTAGAAATCAGCACAAAACACTTTTTAGTTCCGATCGGAACTAAAAAGTGCACATGGTTTAAAGAATTGGTGTCGGTAATTAAAATGAAAGAAAATGAAACCGATAAAACTAAGAAAGATGGTAGAACAGCAACTTTGAAGGCGAAAAAGGAAAAGCGTGATGGAAAACGGGAACAAACAATAAAATGTAATCTTTCTGGTAGGTTGTTGGGAAAACCAGAGG